TGGTCGCATTCTTCTTTTGTAAGATTGGATGCCGATTCATCAATCAGTGCCCAACCACCAGTAAACAATTCTTCAATACGATACAATTGTGTCATGTGGTAAATGCCTCCAGAATACCAGACTCATACTCATCTTGTAGTGCGAACTTTTGTGCTTTGAGAATATTCTTTTTTAATTTTGGATAATGGTTTAGATTAAGTTCATTATCTTCTGCAGCAATCAACTCAAAACATTCATTATCATCTTCTGCAAGAACATTCCAAAGTCCACCATCAGAAAAAGGTGCTGGAATAAAATGATCCACCAAATACAAGTACTTCATTGACCTCTTGTGTTTAACATTGATATCATAGGAGGTTTTTATTCAAAAGTCAAGTGTGCGGAAATTAAACTGTCCATAGTTTATTTGATACTATCTTTTCAAGTGTTCCAAGTTTAATACCAAATATATTTGATATTTCTTGATTTTTATATTTTTTAGAAGAGTGCATTTGACGTATTTGTTCAACTTTATTCCAGTTAAGGATCGCTCTCCCGTTTCTTTCCCCTTTAAGACCTTTTCTACTTGTATCTTCTCTTACTTTTCTTTCATTTTCATATCTTTTAATTTCTTCATCATTTCTTGGTATAAGTTTATATCCTTTATGTTGAATTCTTTTTCCATAAAGAGTTTCATGAAGATGTCCTACATTAAGATGATTGTTTCTACAATACTTTGATAAATTTAGAATTTTTATTCTTTCACCAGATGGCGTTTCTACCAAATATTCTTTACAGAAATATTCTGATGGTTGACCACCTCCAGGAGAAAGATTATACCCATTTTCTACAGTTTTGTATTTGGAAATCCAATGTATCTCTCTATCATCTAAAGTAGATAAATTACATTCCTCTACAATTCCCCAAATAAATCCCTCTTTTCCATATTTCTTAAGAGCATTCGCAAACTTATGATTGTATCTCTTACAATCCATAAAGTGCTCATTGATTCTCAAATTAAGATTATTTTTTACAGTTTGCCCAATGTATTTTTTTCCTGTAAAAATGCAATGAGCACAGTAAACTTTACCTGTTGAAGGCATAACTACTCTGCTGTTGAGTGACATAATATTTATATGATAAAGGAGGCATTTCTGCCTCCTTTCTTACCTGGAAAGTGTCACCCAACGCAGGTATTATTATTTATTTGTGTTTGTCAAGCAATGGATTTGCCTTTCAATTTCATACTTAATAGGCAATAGATGAGAAGCAAAGAAACCAGCAAATTGATTGCCCTGTAGTAGATTATAAATGTTCTCAGTTTGCTGTAGAGCAAGAATCAATTTTGTTTTTTCATTCATCAAATAAACTCCTGAATGTAATAATCGACAGTAATCTCAAGTTCGGCAGCTTTGCGTTCATAGAACATCTGAGCATAATCCTCTGCTGCTTGTCTTACCTGATAGTGCAACTCCTCTACCTGAGCGTGATTCATAAAGTCCTCAAAAGAATTAATAAACTGGGAAATGTCGGAATCGTTCATTTGGAAAGATGGCAACGGGAATGAGCGTGTGAGATTTCGGCACATTTAGTGTCATATGCCTTAAACAGTTTTGTATCACGCTGAATTAGAAATGCATTCCAACCCAGAATCGCAATGAATGCAAGATAGATGTAAGTGGTTTTCATCAGCACGCTCCTGCCATAGGATTGACATTCACCGATTCGGTATTGAAACCGGTCACATTATAACCCAGACCAATACGCTCTTCACACTCACGCTCAAAGTCACGTTTGGTGATACACTTGGTGCTCATTACATCCGTACCCTGAAACTTGAGAACCTTGTAGATAAACTGAGTATCACCGGCAACGGGAAAATAGTCCACAACCATCGTGCCGGTGGTAGAAGTGAGTTGCATGGGGTGCTCCGTTGATTACCTTGTTATTATAGGTCAGAAGGAGGGGGTCAGGTCGTACCGTAGTCCAGTTTGCGAACTGTCCATCCGCTCCATCACAGAATAGAGTTTGTTATAGAGTGCTGGCACACTTCCATAGTCTCTGGCAATATGAATTTCGTCAATATTCTCTAGATTTTGAAGTGCAGAGAGGATAATACCAATCTCATGCACATTTAGATTTACCTGTGTTTCTGTCATATTCATCCTTGTTTGAAACAGATACGATCCATTATACACATAGCAAGTTGAAATTTCAACTCCTCGTCAATTTCTCCAAATTGTTCCTGAAGAGCATCAGGAACAACTTCCTGCATAAATTCACACCAACGCTCATCCTGATAGATGTAATCAATCACCTCAGGAACCAGTGCCGATGCCAGTTTGTTAATTGTTTGATGAGAGAGTGCCATTTCAGTTAAGAGTGAGTTTGTATTTGTCAATCAGAAGATCACGCACAAGTTCGCGGTCAAAACTATCACCACAGAACTCTTGCCCTTTGATTCTGGCAATCCTGATAATGTCATTAGTTGCCTTACGAACCACAGTACGATTGATTCCGGTGATAGGATACAATTCACCAGGACCATAGAACGACATCACATAATCAATGAAATGATTGATGAATTCTTTAGAAGATGCGGTTGCAGTCATTTCAGTTGGCGAGTTGATTGAGAATGTGGCGGGCAAACTTCATAAAATCATAAGAAGTCACACCGTAAGGGTCAAAACCATCAAGCATATCAGTCTGATTGTAAGTATTGACAATCAGCAGGCAGGCATCGTAGAGTGCCGCTTCGTGCTCCTCTTGAGATCGGAAGGAGATTGCACTGTAGGAGGGCAGGGTCATGGGTGTGTTCCCTTGATTACCTTGTAATTATACTGCTCGCAGCAGGCGGTTCGGGAACCACTGTGCCACTTTGGGGACTGGTACACCTTGTTTATCAATTAGGTACTCCACATATAGCGTTTCTTCCTGTTCCCGTGCCTCAATTTCGTGTGGTTGATCCTCATAAGCATAAAATTCCACTGGTTCTTTACAATAAAGCATTTTTCCACGACGGAACTGCAGGGAACCTACTACCCACTGCCTCAGATGGACCAGTTCATGAAAAAGAGTTTTTATATACAACTCCTCATTCATATGAGTCTGAAGTTCAATCAAGAACTCACGGGGACGATAAGATTCTCCCACATAATCACAGTAACCATAAACTCCTTCACGTTTCAATCCACGATGAAGAATCTCCACCTCAATCTTGTGTCGTGGAAGAAACTTATTCAGAAACCAAACGGTAATGTCCTCACAGAGGCGTTTAGAATAACCGTATCCAGAAGTCGTAATGTAAGACATGAACCCCAATGAAGGAACCAAATGAACGAAGAAATGAAAAGCAAACGGTCAAAGTTATTCAGTTGCATCCGAACATTGCTCCTCCAATTGCAGCACCAACAGGAACAGACCAATAATATCCATTGCCACGACTCATACTTGCAGCAACACCACCACCTAACAGAGCACCTAATAAAGATCTGGTTGGATTACAATATCTTCTACCATAACCACCATATCCATTCCCATAATACTGATTGGCAGGTCTATATCCTTGATTTACATTGTTACAAGGAACATTGTAAGATTGCACACTCACACCACCGGGAACATAATTACCATATTGGTCATATCCACCGGGTTGATAGACTTCCTGATTTTGAGTGCAGACTGCAAAGTTATTCACTTGTTGTGCCATCACGGGCATCGGGGAAAACAGAAGTGTGGAGAGTAGAAGAAGTTTTTTCATTTTACCAAGTAGCAGGTTTATAAATAATAAAAGAATGGAGAAAGTTATGAATCATTATATCTATTATTCATATGAGGACTGGGGAAGGGGATACATTGGCGTCAGGCAATGTGAGTGTAATGTTTACGAAGATGAATATCTTGGAAGTTACTATGATAAAACATTTAATCCAAAAAATAAAATAATTTTGATGGAATGTAACACAAGAGAAGAAGCATTAGAAGCGGAGGTTATACTTCATAAGTTTTATGATGTAAAAAACAATCCACACTTTGTAAATCAAGCAAACCAAACATCATCAAAGTTTGATTATGATAATACTGGAATACCTATGAGTGAAGAAACAAAGAAGAAGATTAGTAGTGCTAAAACGGGGCACCTAAAAGGAACAAAACAATCACCAGAACAGATTGCTAAAAGAATAGAATCAAGAAGAAATGGTGGGGGATGGAGTAAAGAAACTGGTAAAAAAGTTAGTCAATCACTTAAAGGAAATGTTCCGTGGAATAAAGGTAAAAAAATTGGACCTATGAGTGAAGAACAGAAACAAAAAATAAGTGAAACGATGAAAGAAAAAGTAAAGTGCCGCCAGAGAAATAATGACGGAACTTTCGGGTCATCGTAGATACAACCAATTTCCCGCCCAATCAGCATTTTCAAGAGCCCACTCTCTTTCTTTGATAATGAGGAGATTACACCTTTCTCCTTTAGCAGGACCACGCCATGATGCTGCTTTGTATACGGAACCAGTCTTCTTATCTATAAAGGCGTGAACCGACCTTTGCCCAGCAGCATTCATAATAATTTTGTGATACTTCTTACCAGACTCAAAGGTGAAGTCATAATCACACTTACCATTCTTCAGGTCAGCAATACACGCTTCGTGATAATCAACGCTCTCACCACGCTCAAGAGAACGCTGATGAGACTTAATGCTGTAGTCAATGTAGTTCTGGCGAAGTGCCTCACAGAGTTCCCAAGTGTGCTTAATCACATTCAGTTGAATCGTATTCTGTGCATCACGTTGAGCACAGAAGTCAGAAAACTCTTTGTTCGGGGCGGTGGTGGCAGTCATTGGGTTGTTTGCGTATGAAAGTATTATAGGGCATCCAGAGGAGTCTGGAGTGCCCTGTGTGCCAGTTGGTCAGGTGGCATACTTGGTGAGTAGATACCTGACATAATCATCAGGAGCATCACCCAAATCTTTACCATCAGGAACTACTTCTACATAATGCCCGAACTTGGCAAGTTTTCTTCCTGCATCATCATTATCACAAACAGCAACCACAGGACGATTTAGCATTTGCAACCAGTTTCTATAATCCTTTGGAGGATTATTTGCCATAGCAGCAAGAGCAGATTGTCCCATATTTGTCATACGGGCAGCATCAAAGATTCCTTCAGTCAGATAGACAACACCATCTGACTGATAGAGACTTTCGGTGCCCCATACAACTACTGTTTGGTGATTCTTGTTTCTGTAGGTGTAGTATTTGCCCTCCAGTTTAGAGTTGAAGATTTTCTTATCACCATTTGGGTTGTATTGTTGGTATCCTACCATTTGTCCTGATAGATTCCAGCAATAAAAAGTGGCGATGTTGAGTTCTTCATCTAAAAATGGACGATGTAGTTCAAGGTTTAGGTGCCGTTGTTTTAGATGTTCTTTGAGGTTCATCTGGAGTTTGTGTAAAATCAAGATAACAGTTGTATTCTGCACCCCAGTTATGAACTACTAGAGTTTTGCCTGAAGGAAATGTAATTTCAAGAGTCTCCCCAAAATCATTATCATAAAGAGAATAATCTTGAATATCACCATTTTCTTTTAGAGTTTCCAACTCTTTAGGGTGTTTGATTTCGTAATGTAGTTTCATAATGATTTACTTTTTGAGGTGGTGGTTCTTATCTAAAGTTTCAATATCATCATCAACGAAAGGTTTAGGTGCCGTTGTTTTAGATGTTCTTTGAGGTTCATAATACTTCATTACATACTTAATAACCTCTTCCAATTCTCCAGATTCTTCATCTTCTAATACATCAACTCTTGGTGTAAGTCCTTGAATCTTATATTCTTCAATTTTTGTGAATGTTTCTGAAACACAATAATCTCCTTCTAGTTCTGCTTGACTAGCAAAATTGAGAAACAAGTTGTAGTCATAGGCATCAAAGTCTTTTGAAGGAATTATATAAATTATATTGTTCACATCTGAAAACCAAACGGTAGTAATGGATCGTTTTTCGGTGTTTACCATAATAAGTTACTTTTTCAGAGTGGGCATCAGACGCAGACCATCACGGAAGATGGCATTTTTCATTTTACGCCTCACATCACTGAGGGTCTCCATAGTAGCAACGGTATTTGCAAGAAACATTTTTTCAAGTTCCTCACGGATACGTTCAACCGAAACCTTGTTCAGCATTTCAGCAGCAAAATCGCTATTGACTGCATCCCAAGTTTGTCCTTCAATATTAAACCCTTTGGTAATGTGAAACCGCAGTGCCCTCATAACCCTTAGACCATCTTCTGCAATTCGGTCAGTAGGATTACCCACAAACCGAAGAAGATTATTCTCAAGGTCTTCACGACCACCGAAAGGATCCACCAGTTCCCCATCCAGAATTGCCATTGCGTTCACGGTAAAATCCCGTCGTTGCAAATCATCCATCAAAGTTCCAGGAAGAACAAAATCAGGGCGGCGACCATCACTACTCGGACCATCTTTCCGTGCCAGAACAAAGTCAGCAACAGTAGTTCTTTTCCTCACAGGATGCCACGTTGGAACTTGTGCCCGAACAGTGAAGAACTCAGGAGTTTCTAGAAAAACCTCAAATCCATCAACTTTCAAAACATTCACTAAGGTAGCAAATGCCTCATCGGCATTTGCGAACATCTTTGGATTTATCGGGATTGCAACGAAATCAACGTCCTTGGAATCTACACCAAGAAACTTGTCTCGGACTGCACCACCGACTTCTGCGAATTGGAACATTTGAATCCTTTGCGTATGAGAGTATTATAAGGCAAGAAAGGGCACCCCGAAGGATGCCCTGTGCCAGTTGTCAAAGTGTCATCACTTACCAGTCAGACCACCGGGCAGGAAATCCATCTTAGCACCGTTGATAATCACCATCTTTTGGATGCTACCATTCTCAAATGCTGCTTTGAGGATTTCGTTACGTTGATACTCCAGAGATTGAGTCGTCACAGTAGAAGCAAGTGCCTTATTCTCTTCTGCTTTCA